AAACCCTTTTCCTTTAAAAAGTTTAACAGAAAACAGATACCCCCACGAACCAAACGTAATGCCAACCCATTACGTTGACCCAGAGATATTAGAGCAAGCAATACTTTATACAGACTGTGCAACAGATATGCAAAATAATGGTCACGCTTGTGCAATATACGAAGATATAGAAGAACTAGATAGAATAATGATGTATGAGTTAGGTATGAAACCTACACATTATGAAAAAAGACCTAACGCTAAATGGAGTGGACGTAATTACCAATCAGTAAAAGCAGCAAGGAATTATCGTAGAAAACAATTAGGCTTACCTAAAATACCTTCTATAAAAACCAGTAATCTTGAAAAGCAACTAGCGGAAACAAATGAAAGAAGGAGAGGTCTTAGACCTAAACTGCAATTAAGCGAAAAAGAATTAATGTACCGAGCAGAAGAAGCAGGGATAACAGGGTTTGCAACAATAACACCCATGAAAACAAAAAAAGGTAAGTTGGTAAACGAATTATTGGATGAAATAAGTAAAAAAAAAGCAATAGGACAACATTAAGCGAGGAGTAGATACTATGCCAGATATGATACTAAATAAGATAACTGTAAAAAACCAAAGGGAGCAGAATGAAAAACTGTCTGATTTTATGTGCGAGGGTGCAGAAGATTGGAGTTTTGACTTCAACAACATTCTTCCAGTACCTGAAGAACTGTTAGGAATACAAGCCATATCAGACTCTAAAGGACAGCACTACTATAATATTGACGATTTAGATGCAGCCAACGATGATGCAATAATGATTCCAACAGGAATGACCTCAAACTTAGCAAGAAGTTTCTCTTTCCCTACTACGGAATGGATAGAAGAAAACAAAATAGATGAATTTACCATCAGAAGATATAAGAGGGATTTCGGTTCTGCTTATTGGTATGACTGGTGCAGTAAATATTGGGGAACGAAATGGAATTCAAGACTTGAGAGTTACAGTTTAGAAGATGAAAAAGTAGTATGGGAAATATCTACTGCTTGGAGTCCGCCCTTCCCCTTAATACCTATGTTTTTTGATATAGTAGAAAAGTTTGAAGGGGAAGCTGTTTGGGAACACGCCACACCTAACGGAGATGACATAGAGAACTTTGTAATAAACTCACACGGATTAGCAGCAGAGTTAGCAAGCCTGCATCGTATACAGTACGAAAAGATGATGGAGGAATTTGAGAAATAATGTCAGGGTTTTTATACAGCAGAAACGAATCCTACGAAGATAACTTCCAAAGGTGGTGGTTGGCTAATAGCCTGTTGGCAGAAATGCACAACCAAGAACCTTATACTGAGGATTACGCTAGGAAATTATTTGATTATTATTTTGGAGTAAAGAATGAGAAAAGCAACACTTAACAACATTGGCTTCCAATCCAACACTGGGTCTAGGGGAAAGAAAACAAGCATAGGCAGGAAGAACATCGGCACTTCCACCATGAACAAACACACTAAACGCATGAGGAAGAAGAAATATAGAGGGCAGGGAAGATAATGAACCCATATAAAATACCTGAACCTGCATTAATTAGTTTTAGCGGTGGCAGAACGTCAGGTTTCATGTTGTACCAAATATTACAAGCCTACAATGGAACATTACCAGATGATGTTTATATAGTCTTTGCTAACACAGGCAAAGAAATGCCTGAAACTTTAGACTTTGTAAGAGATTGTGGAGAGCATTGGGGCGTTAATATCACTTGGCTAGAATTAGATGTAGATTACACAAAACCGAAAGAAGAAATGATTTTTTATAAAGAAGTTAATTATAAAACCGCAAGCAGACAAGGTGAGCCATTTACTAAATTAATAGAACATTGGAATACACAAAGAGATGTAAGCGAAAGCAATAAAGAGTTTCAAAAAAAAGGAATGAGTATATTGCCAAACCCAAGAGCTAGGTTCTGTACTGATTATCTTAAAATTAGAGCCTTACAAGATTTTGCAAAGAAAAAAAATTATAAACAATGGACTAACATTTTAGGCTTGCGATATGACGAACCCAAAAGAGTTGGCAGCCAAAAAAATTATCAGACTAAAAATCGTATGTCGGAAATGCCTATGTATGATGCTAAAGATACAAAACATGATGTGCATGAATTTTGGTCTAAACATAATTTTGATTTAGGTTTGCCAATTATTAATGGAGAATCTCCACATGGTAATTGCGATTTATGTTTTTTAAAAAGTCATAACAAAATATTAAGTCTTGTTAAAGAAGAGCCTAAAAAAGCTAAATGGTGGGCAGACACAGAAATAAAAGCTAAAAATGTTTTTAGGAGAGATAGACCAAGTTATATAAAATACATTGAGATAACACAAAACCAACAAGATATGTTTTTAGACTTTGAAGATGACGACATGGATTGCTTCTGCCACGACTAAAAGTGTTGCAATAAATCCAAAAAGGATTATAATAAATAGTGTTAATTAAAAGGAGAAAATATGGAAAACGTAGCTAACTTAAAAACTGAAGTTTGGGTAGATAACTTCACTCTTGAACTTTTTGATAATTTCAAAAAGGAAAACTATGAAGGGTGGTTAAATACACAAGACCCATCATCTGAGGTAATAGTTGAAGAACTTATGAAACTAGATGCTCTTGAACAGGATGCAGAACAGTTCATAGAAATAGTAGGTGTACACTTCACTGGCTATAGCTGTGACCATACTGCTAAAACAATAGCAGAAGCATACGCTAATAAATATCTGGAAGAATAAGTAGAGATACTTAATAAGAGGGGGTCAATAGACTCCCTTTTTTTATGAGAAAATAACAACCGAAAAGTGTTGCATATATTCCTAAAAGGACTATAATAAATATATTAATTAAATGAAAGGAGATAAAATGAAAAACATTAATAATAAAATAGACCTAGACAAAGACTACTATCTTAATTACGAGGAGTTACCTTTGACTGCTGAAGAAGATGATATTAAAGTAGGCATGGGTGCTACTTACTCAATAGGTTCTGACTCTTATGCTTTTACTGTTGTAGAAGTGAAAGGCAAAGTAGGAAAAAGACAAGTAACACTTCAAAAAGACAATGCTGTTCCTACTAAAGACTCAGACTACTATGGACATCAAAAACACCTTTTCGTTCCTAACCAAGAAACTGACTGGTTTGAATATGTTCAAGAAAGAGACCTGATAAGAAAAGTTAGAAGTCACAGAACTTATAACCCTAGTAACTTAAACAAAAAGACAGGCAGGCTTAGAAAGCAAGGATTTGGTTTTGTTTATATAGGTGAAAGGTCAGAATATAAAGACCCACACAGATAAACACTGTGAAGAAAAAGGGGGTCAATAGACCTCCTTTTTTTTGTGTTTAAGAACAATCTGTAATATAGTTGGCAAAATTAGCTGAATAATTATTGAACAAACAGTGGATAAAAAACCAACAGTACAAAGAATAACAGAGGACTTAGCACTACAGTTAAGAACTGAATTTGTGCAAGGTGTAGAGTTAGAAAGCGGAGAAAGGCAGTTTTCTACCATTGTAGAATTAGTCAGTAAGCATAATGTTTCTCAAACTTCATTATTTAGATTGTCACAAAAAGAAAATTGGAGACAACAAAAAGAAGAATTTAAACTGCAACTACAAGCAAAGATAGACGAGAAAAGAACAGAAAAGATGGCAGAAGAATCAAAGGTTTTTGATTCAAAGAGTGTAAAGGTAGCTAATCAACTATTAGAGATTGTGGAAGGTAAGATATACAAGAACCTTAAAGCAATAGAGATGGACACCAAAACAGATAACCCAAGTCAAATACTAAGTCTTGCTAATACTGCAGTAGCAGCACAAAGATTAGCTAAGTTAGCTTTTGGAGAATCAACGGATTCAATAAATATAAATGCAAACATCCAAGAAACAGATGCCTTCAGAGAAGCTATGGAATTGCTTGACTCAGTTGCAGAATCAAGCAGAGATAGCGACAGTAAAGCTGTACACTGATTGGCTAAAGACAGCAAGACCTAAACAACTACAGCCGACAGTAGAGCATTATATATGGCTTATACTGGCAGGAAGGGGTTGGGGTAAAACAAGAACTGGTGCTCAAGACATCGCTCTTTATGCTTTGAGGAATGCAAATAGCTTATGTGCAGTTGTTGCTCCTACTCATGGTGATTTAAGGAGAGTATGTTTTGGTGGCAACAGTGGACTTCTTTCAATAATACCTGATGAATGCTATTTAAAAAGCACAGATGCAAAAGGTTATTCCTCTAGTGTTTCTGAAATAAGATTAGAAAATGGCTCAAAAATAGTGGGTTATGCAGCACAAGAACCTGAAAGGCTAAGGGGAAGTCAATTCCATAGAGCATGGGCTGACGAGTTAGCTGCTTGGAGATACCCAGAAGCCTTTGACCAATTAATGTTTGGATTAAGGTTAGGAGAAAATCCTCAGTGCGTTATCACGACCACACCCAAGCCAAGCAAAATAATAAAAGATTTGATAGTGAGAGAAGATGTTCAAGTGACAACAGGGAACACATTTGAGAATGAAGAAAACCTAGCTGACACTGCCTTAGCCATGTTAAGGGAGAGATATGAAGGCACAACAATGGGCAGACAAGAATTGTATGCTGAAATAATAGAAGATGTTGATGGGGCACTGTGGACGGCAAAAATGATAGAAGATGCAAGACTAAGAGAAGATGAAGAAAGAGATTTAAAACAAATTATTGTAGCTATTGACCCTGCAGTAACAGCAAATGAAAACTCAGATGAAACAGGTATCTTGGTTGTAGGTAAAGACTATAATGAAAGATACTATGTGTTAGAAGATGTTTCAGGTAGATACAGTCCTGACAAATGGGGAAGAAAAGCTATTGATTGCTATTACGACTGGCAAGCTGATAGAATAGTTGCAGAAGTAAATAATGGTGGCGACTTGGTAGAAAGACTATTAAGGGGAATAGATAATAATGTTCCTTATAGGTCAGTAAGGGCTACAAGGGGTAAACTCACAAGAGCAGAGCCTATAAGTGCCTTATACGAGCAGAAGCGAGTACATCACGTTGGCTATTTCGCAGAACTAGAATCGCAGATGTGTTCTTATACTGGTGAAACGAAACCTTCCCCTGACAGGTTAGATGCTTTAGTATGGGGTCTAACCGAACTAAGCAGGTCAAGGGGCGAAGTAAATTGGAGGATTAGCTAATGGCTATACTAGATAATATAAAGAGCGCATTCACAAGAAACCCTACAGATAAGAAGTCAGGCAATATGGTTGGCTACTTTGGTGTAGGTACATCTAAATCAAGAGATTATAAGTATGAAGATTTAGCCGAAGAAGGCTATATGAAGAACAGCATTGTCTATAGATGTGTTAATGAAATTTCAAAAGGAGCAAGTTCAGTTCCTTTTATGGTCAAGTCAGGGGATCAGGTATTGGAGAGTCACCCATTAATCTCTCTATTGTCTCGTCCTAATCCCCTGCAATCCCACAGTGAGTTCTTTAATAGTATCTTTGGGTTCTTAATGTTAAGCGGTAATGCTTACATATTAAGAGTAGGCTCAGAGCAAGGTGCTCCAAAAGAACTGCATTTATTAAGACCAGACCGCATGGTTATCAAGGGCGGTTCAAAGCCTATACCTGATAGATATGAATATATGGTTAATGGAAGAATACAAGCCACTTATGAAGTAGATGATGCTTCAGGGTTTAGTGAAGTTAAGCACGTTAAACTCTGGAATCCACTAGATGATTTCTATGGATTGTCCCCTATGAGTGCTGCAGCTATTGAAGTAGACCAACATAATATGTCAGGTAAGCATAATGTTAATCTATTAAGCAATGGTGCTAGACCTAGTGGAGCGGTTATATTTAAACCTCAAGATGATGCAGGCATAACTGTTAATCTTTCTGAATCACAAAGACAACAACTCCTTACAGACCTTAATAATAGATTTAGTGGAACTGCTAATGCAGGTAGACCTATGCTTCTAGAAGGAGACTTTGATTGGAAAGAAATGGGACTATCACCTAAAGATATGGACTTTATAAATCTGAAGCACATGGCAGCAACAGATATAGCACTATGTTTTGGTGTACCCAGTCAATTAGTGGGAGTGCCTGATTCACAAACTTATTCAAACGTAGCTGAAGCAAGGCTTGCCCTATATGAAGAAACAATTATTCCACACCTAAGAAAGATAGAGTCTGACTTAAATGAATGGTTAGTTCCTATGTTTGGAGAGGATTTATACTTTTGTTTTGATATAGATAAGATTCCTGCACTAGCTGAAAGAACTAAAAGGACTTATGAGAATATAACCAGTGCGGTTAGAGAAGGCATCATGACTAGGAATGAAGCTAGAGAGCAAATAGGATTAAGTCCTATTGATGGCGCAGATGACTTATATATATCAGCCAACCTATTCCCTATAGGAGAAGAACAAACACCTCAAGTACAAGACCCTATAGCTGAAGAAGAAATAGATGATTATGATGTAACTGAAGAATTTCCAGTTGATGATGATGAAAAGGCAGTGCTAGACATTAAGAATGTCGTTAGCTAGGAAAGAGTTTCGTAACATAAGAAGGGGGAGAATAAGTGCCCTCAGAGAAGTACGCAGACAGCAGAGATTAAGAAATAACTTAGAAAGACAGTTATACAAAAGGCTAACTTCTTTATTCCGTAAATTCGTTAGGACTAAAGCATATTTAATTAAAGAATATGGTGTGTTTGATTTGAACTCAGCCATACAAGACCTTAATGAAGAACTATTACCTACCATGTCCCAACATTATAGAAAGGTATTCAGAGCCATATATCAAAGTGCCAATGAACTACATGATAAAGGAAGTAAAGCAGAAGAAGTGTTTGTTATGGGTAGAAGCATAGACTTTGAAGCGGTAGTAGCCAGTTATTACTCTGGCAGGGCATTGGTGCTTAGTGGAATATCACAACGTATGGCTAATAGAGTTAATAAAATAATTATAGAAGGTAGGGAAAATAATTTAACTCTTTCGCAAATAGCTAAAAATATAGCAGACAAAGTATTGCCTATAACTAGAGGAAGGGCAGCTACAATAGCAAGAACAGAAACACATAACGCTGCAAGTTTTGCCAACCACAGCTATTATGAGAATGCACAAAGCAACTTAGGACTAACCTTAATAAAGAAGTGGGTATCAACTAGTGATGCTAGAACTAGGTCTGCTCATTCAGCAGCAAATGGGCAAACAAGAAGTATGGAAGAAGATTTTTTAATAGGTGGTGCTCCTATGGCTCATGCAGGTGACCCTAAAGGTGGTGCTAAGAATGTAATTAATTGTAGATGTGTCATTATTTACGCAGATGAACAAGATGTTGTGTTAGATTAATGATTCAGATACTATATATAGGTATAAATTTGGAGATAGCACTATGAACAGTGAATTAACATCTAATGAGCCTGATTTAGCTGTCCGTACAGACGAGTACGATTCCCAAGAAGATTCTATACAGAATGACGAAAATCATATAAAGGAAGTTGAAATAACCGAAAGTTCTTCGGAGGAAGAACTGGGCGTAGATACAACCATAGAAGAAACCGAAGAAAAAGAAGAAAAGAATTACATTGAAGTTAAGTCTGAATTAAAGGCAGAAGCTGAAGATGGAATCTTTGAAGGTTATGGTTCTGTATTCAACAACACTGACTTAGGAAATGACGTCA